TGGCGCAAATGGGCGTTGCCGGATCGTTGGACATGATGCGTTTCATTTCTTTTTTCGACTAATCCTTGTAAAGAGTTCTCTGTGCGTATGGACCCAAAAAACCGCCGCGCCTGCGGTGCCCACGTCTGCCGGCGTGACCGCGTTGTCGCTGCACGTGCCCAGGGGAGCCACGGTTTGCAGCGCGTTCATCACCTCCGCGGGGTCCATGCCGTTTTGCTCGATGTAGGATTCAAGGCTGTTCATTCCACGCGGATGGGGTGAGCGGCCACGGTCACGCGCCACAGGTCGATAAAGGACGAGATGACCGGCTCGAGGTGAGGCGAAGGCACCACCGCATTCTTCGCGGCCATCTGCTCGTATTCCTTGTAAAGATCCAGGATCAGTTCCATCGCCTCGGCACTGAAGCGTGCGTAGGCCACGGTGGATTTTTCGTAAGGGCAACTCATGCCGCGATGACCTCCTCGAGCTTGGTGATCTTGCCCCGGATCTCGCGGGCCTTGGCTCGGCCCTCGTCATTCCACTCGGTTTCCCATGGCGTTTCGGTTTTGGCCTGCCTCCACCGCTTGTCCATCTTCATTCGCTCCAGTTCGCCCTGTAAGGCCGCTTTCTTTTCTTTGGCCTCCCAGACACTCAAGGGTTTAGTCGAAAGCGTGGCGGTGCCATTCCGCGCAAATGCGGTGCCATTGCGGTTCTCGTTGGCTTTCCATCGCTCGCCAAAGGCTTTGAGCGCGTTGCGCCAGTTCCGAAACGGCTGTCCATCCTTGCCGGTCCACTCCCCGTCCGGGCTGATTGGTCGGGCCTCACATTCGTGAAAGAATATTTCAGCCAGCCTTGCCTCGACGCCCATCATGCTCGCGGCGGTCCGCACCTCCTCGAGGCTTGGGCTTTGTATTACATTATATTTCCTTTCCTTACCTTTCATTACATTAGGTAGAGCGTGTGCTGTAGCCTGTGCTGTAGCGTCAGCTGTAGCGTGTGCTTGAGCGTTTGCTTTTTTGGCTTTGCCGCCGCGGCTGCCGCGGTCGCGCATGTTCTTCGCAAACTCCTCTGTTTTAGTGGGATAGTGAAAGACGAGCAGATCGTCCCCAATCCAGTTCCACAGCATGGTCTGCTTGTTGACCTCCTCGAGGGTCACGCCGGCGACCTGCTGCCATTGCCGGTCTTTCCAATCGCGGCATGCGCGGATGATGCCGCTGTTCTCCTGGTCCGCGCAAAAGGCCAGCAGGCAGAGCCACGTGGCGCGGTCCACCGGATCGGCCCCCAGAAAGTCTGGGGACCGGAGCACGGCGATTTCGATGTTGAGATGTTTCATTTGAGTAAGTCTTTGAGTTCGATTTCGAGGCGGGCATCCCCGCTCCGGGCTTTGGTTATGATGAGTTGATCGATCAGCGCGTCATCCTTGAGCCAGCCGGCGGGGACCAAAGCGTCCAAGACGCCCTTGGCCAAGTTGTCCACGTCCGGCCTCACGCCATGGGTTTTCTCGAGCGGCCTTGCCTTCACGGGTGCGAACCAAAAGCGGATCGTCACCAGCACCGGCCAATCGACGGGTTTGCGTGGCGCATGCCGGCGGAGTTCCGCGACGAGACGGTCCTTGGCGTCCTGCACCTTTTTCTTGGTGTAGAACATGACCTTCCCGCCGCGGACCATGACCCCTTTTTGCTGGGCGGTCGCGGTGTCCGGCTGGCCCTGGATGACGGCCTTGATCACGCGGCCACCCCTTTGTAAACCGCCAGCGCACGGGCGTGAGCCTCTTTGCGGCTGGCATGTTTCCATCCGGCCCGCTCGATGATGCCACTGCGGAGCGCGGCCATGAACCGCGCCCCCATGGCATTGGCCTTGGGCGGATTGCCCACCCAGGCGCGAACATCTTCCGCGGTGAATTCCGTTCCGCTCCGGGCCATGGAAACAATGAGGCTGTCGGCCTCCTGCTTCCACTGGTCCGGCGTGGCCTCGTTGACCAGCGCCATGCCCTGGTCGCGTAGTTCGGTGCCGGTCATTGTGCTTCCTCCTCGATGTCCAAGGTGGGATTGGGAGCGGACCGGATCTGGTCAACGCGGGCCGTGAGCCAGCGACCATTGTCTTCACGTGCCACCGTGAAATAGTCGTTCTCACCGCCGCCGCAATCGACGCCGTATTGAATGCGACAAGCGCATGCAACGCCGTCCACGTAGACGCGCTCTTTGACAGGCCAGACGGTCATGGCTCGTCCTCCTTGAGCACCGCGGCCTCTTTCATCTTTTTGACCGTTTCACCGCCCCAGACTTCGACCAGTTCAAGCATCGCGCCGAAAGCGTGATGCAGGATTTCCCACTGCTGCTCCATCTTGTAAGCCAACTCGAGCGGGACCATGTATTCATCGCGGCTTCGGCCCATGCGGGCTGCCTTGTATGTCAGACTTTCCTCGGGAAGGTCGCGTAGTTTCATAGCAAACCCTCCGCTTGTTTCTGCATCCACGCCGGCAGACCGATGACCGTGATCTCCTCGGTAAATCCGGGCCAGCTGTTCTTCTCGGTGCAATCGCGGACCCGGGCCAGGTCGCGCTGATACTCGGCGCGTCCCAGTTCGATAGCTTCCTGCGAGAGCGAATAAACCGCGGTCGCATACGGGGCCTCTTTCTCGACCACGATGAAGACGAAGTCACTTTTATCGATACCAACCAGCCGGCACAGATCGATGTAATAGGCCGCCTGCACGTGGTAGCGGAATTTGCCAAGGCTCCGCTCGAATTCCTGCGGGTCCGCGGACGCCGAGGTCTTCAAGTCGGGTATGACACTTCCGCCCACCAGAGCGTCGAGACGCGCCTTGCGGATCGTCCCGTGCTCATCCTCCGCGAAGAGACACTGCTCGGTCTTCGCGTTGGTAAGGATGCGCTTGGCCATCGGATGCGCCCAGACAGAGCGCACCATCCCGTGGATCTGGTTGGCCTCGTCCTGGGTGATGATCGGGGCGGTCTGCTCCGCTTTCCACGCCTTGCCCTCCTTCGTTGTGAAGAGCATGCCCTCGGGTTTGACCACGTACGCGCCGGCCATGGTGTCCGGCTCGAGCACGGCCCGATGGACCAAGCTGCCGAGACGCATGGCGGGCGTCTGCACGTTTTCGACTAACCCATCTCGACGGGCCTTGTAATGCGCCGGCGTGCGGGGTGCGGCAATCCAATCCAGATCGCTTTTGCTGATGCCTTCGGCTCGGCGGTAAGACGCCTCGGCCATGGTGAGGACTCCGGTTTCCATTAGAGCAGTTCCTCCTGCTTGATTTGGTTGGAGAGCACCGCGATGTCTTGAACGAGATCCACAATGGATTCCGGCTCGGCATCGGGGAGCACCAGGTTGCTGGCCACCTCGCGTCCGCGGGCGGGCTTCATCGGCTGGTAGTCGCTGACCTCTTCGCTGATGCCCACGCCACGGAGCGCGTCCGGGAAGGCATCGCGGAGGGCGAAGCTACGGGCACGCATCTGAAGCATGCGCTTGGGATACGCGGTCCAAGGACCGGACCTGCCCCACAGCTTGGCACGCTTGGCATCCTCCTCGGAAAACGTCCGTAGCGTCAGCTTGGGCGTCTTGTCTTCGCGGCGGATGAAACGCCAGACTTTGCAGACCGCGGTATTCGTTTCCGCCACGTGCGTTTCCTCGATGCCACCCCACAGCTGATGCGCCATGGCCAAGGCCAAAGCGCCATCGCCAAAGAGCGAGGGCCGGCCATTGATGACCGCGATGGTTTGGAGGGCCTGCATCGGAGGAAGGCCGATCTCGAGGCCGCATTGAATCGCCACCATCACCTGCTCCGGTGTCTGGAAACTGGAAGGAGCCAGACCGGAGTTAACGATAGCGCGGCAAAACCGCCCCATCTCGTCCATGCTGCGAAGCTGCACCCCGCTCGCACTGAACGCGACTTCCACGCGCTTGTTGTCTTCTTTCACGGCGAGGTCGCTCATCCGCGCACCCCTTTCTCGATGAGGATTTCTGCCAACCGCGTGGGGCTGCTCGCCCACGCCACCAGCCGGCGAAAGGTCACCGTCTCGTAGACCGCGGCCCTCACCCTCGGGAGCGGGGGAAGGTTGACTGTCTGCACCACCGGACGCCACGCCTGGAAGCGGGCGAATTCCAGTTTGCACTTCTTTGCGGGCCGGTCCGCCTCGTTGTAGCGGGCCAGATGTTTCGGGTTCTGCCGGTCCTCGAAATAGAGGCTCGGATACTTCAACGCCAATCCCGCCAGATGGTGGGAAAAGAGTTGCAGCTGCGTTTGTTCTGTGTTCATTTTTCACTTGGTTCTGTTATTGCATTGGCCGGTCACCGGGGGACGCTCCGGTGGCCGGTTTCGTTTTGGTTGCGCGTCCCTAAAGTTTTGTGCGGCGGTTCTCTTCACGGCGAAGGAGCCAGCGGTGCCAACGGTGCTGTTCTTCGCACTCGTCGTAACCGCGGCAAAATCCCACCGCGTAAGCACCCATCACGGCGCAAAGCGCCATGAAGGTCAGCATGCTGATGATGTAGTAGTCCATATGGGTTCCTATTGTTTGTTGAGCCAGCGGCGGCGTCTGCGAGATACCGCGCTGATAAATGTCATAGGCCGGTCATGCACATCGATGCCTCGGGACTTGAGCCACTCGTAGATCTCGAGGTAGCTGAAATGTTTCGCCCGGAGTTCGTTGACCGCGGGCATCCAGGATTCGATGACGCGCCGTTGGCCCTTGCCCTTGACGTTGCGCGGCAAAGTGCCACGCGCTTCTTCGAGCAGCTGGTCGGTGCTCATTTCGCGGCCAGCTGGGTGATGAGCAACTCGCGGATCAACGCGGACAAACTCATGTCCTGCTTGAACGCGAAACGCTGGGCTTTCTTGAGCAGATCCGGTGGCAATGAGATGCCCGTGGGCCGGACTTTTTGCGAGGTGGGTTTCCTGCGGTTGGCCATATCGAAGCGCCAACTCTTGCCAAACCTTTAACAAGGTTCAAGCGAAAAGATGGGCAGAATACCCCATGCCGAAAACTTGTTAACTTTTGGTATTGTGCGAAGGTAAAACCATGAATCCCAAAAAACCCACGCACCTAAAGAGCGTCCACGCCGGCATTTCGATGGAACCCGCGCTGACCAAACGCGCCAAGGCCCAGGCCAAGGCCCAAGGCTTTAGCTCGCTATCCGCTTACGTGCGGTTCGTTCTCACCAAGGCCCTCAATGACGCGGCTGACGCGGCGGAGATAAAAGGCAAGAAGCACCAAGCAGCTGCCAAAGGCAAACTGCCCCCACGCAAGTAGTATCAATAACTTATTCACGCCCCCACGTTATCGGCGGGGGTCGGACATCGGTAGTCCTATGTGTGAGTTACTTTTTCTGGGCCGCCGCTTTCTTCCGGGCATTCAGCCGGCACCGCCGGCGCGTCTTCGAGGCATACCGCTCATTGGTCGCGTAATATTCCCGCTTCCGCTTGTTCTCCTTCTCCCGGAAGCCCCGCTCGCCCTCGTAGCGTTCGCGGTATCTCTCCCTCATGTATTCTTTGCGCTGATCGGGATCGGCGTAAGGCATAGTCGAAAGATACAACGCGCCAATGAAGTTGAAAGAGGCAAATGTGTGATAATTTGGTGGGCTAACTCGATGGGTTTTTGCCAGTTCTACAGAGAGAGAGGCGAGGGTCGGAATCGAACCGACGCTCGGGGCCAGCCCTTCTGTTACAGAGTAAAACGCTCGAAAATTTACCACATTAACCACTATTGCATGTACAATTTACTGTGCTAACTTTCGCCCTATGGCCTCGCTGACCACCATGCCCAACTCTCCTTTCTGGCTGGCCCGCATGCGCGTCTGGGTGGCGGCACCGGATCACCCCCAAGGCGGGTTCTGGCGTCAGACCATACGCTCCACCAAGTTGCCACTCAAGACCGCCCGCCGGACCGCCCAGCGCGTGGCGGACGAGATGGAAGCCGTAGGCCGAGAGCTACGCTCCGAGACGCCGGACAGCGTGTGGGCGCAATCGCGCTTGGATGCCCTGCTACGGGCCGCCGGCATGTCCGCGGCCAGACGGCGCTCGACGTGGGAAAAGGCCGCCCAGGGCTATCTGGCAGCCAAGACGGCCAAGACTCGCAGCATGGAGAGCTACCGCAAACACGTGGCGCACTTCGCAGACTTCCTCGGGCAGCGCACCCGCCATGACCTCCGGTCCATAACGCCAGAGGATATAAGCGAGTTCTACCACGGCATGACCAAGCGCGGCCTGTCCACCAATACCGCCCAGCAAGTCACCAAGACCATCCGGGCCGTCTTCACCCGCGCCATGCATTTGCGAAACATCGAGGCCAACCCCGCGGCCCTCTTCCGCATGAGCGCGGACGCCACGCCCTCGGGACGCAAAGCATTCAACCAGGGCGAGATTGCGGCCATCCTCAAAGTCGCCCAAGGCGAATGGCGCACCTGCATCCTGTTCGGCCTCTACTACGGCATGCGCCTCGGGGACGCCCGCCGGCGGTCCTACGAGGAGATCGAGGACGGCAACCTCCGGTTCCTGCCCGAAAAAAAATCCCGCCTCGGCAAGGTGGTCACCGTCCCGCTCATGGGCGAGCTACAGACGCTCCGCGGCCAGGGCCTCATCACCCCTACCCTCGCGGCCATGGAGCACGGCACCGCCAGCAAACACTTCTCCCAGCTGCTCGACCGCGCCGGCATCGTCCGCGTGAAGACCACCAAGCGAGGCGAAGGCCGCGGCCTTACCGACAAGACCTTCCACAGCTGGCGTCACACCACCAATTCCCTGCTGGCCGAGGCCGGCATCGATCAGCGCGTCCGCCAGCTGATCTGCGACCACGATTCGGTCCGCGTCAGCAACCGCTACACGGCGGTATCAATTGATACCATGGCCAAGGCCATCACCAAGGCCATCAGCGTTCCCGAGCGGGTATAGCGCCAAAACGGCTACAGAGACGGCGCGGAAACGGCGACCCGAAGGGGTATAGAGCGGGAATGTTGGTGGCGGTGGCGGGACTCGACACCCGCTGTGTTACATATTGTGGTGTTATTTTGTAACGCTCCATTGTCTGGCCGCGTGTCCCCTTCCACGCCGCACCGCCAAATCATTTTCGAGTGACTACGCTGCCCAGTTGACGTTCACGCCCCGGGTATCGAGGTGGACAAAGTTCCGGTATAGCCCCAGCCCGCCCTTGTATTTCCCGTCCCGCCGCATCTCGAGCAGGATCTTGTAGAGGGCCGCCGGCTGCTCGGTGCCGAGATCCAGCGCACAGAACCTCATGTGCTGGCTTGCCCTGGCCCCGCCAATGCGCCGGTTGTACGCCGGCGAGCGGTAGGCCGAAAGAACGCGGATCGGTTTGCCCAGCTTTTCGCGGGCCTCATCGGCCACCACCGCGGTAGGGATCATGTTCTTCCAAAGCGATTGCGGCGGCGGAGTATTCAGCCCCAAGGTCGCATCGCTCGACCCGCGGAAAAACAATTCCTCCGCCGTGAAGTGCTTCACGCCGGCAACATTCAACATTGCTCGAAATGCATGCATCAGAATTCCGCCTTTCCTTTCATCCAGAACCTCCGCGCTTTCAGATCCACGTCCAATTGCAGCGAGGAAAGCAGACGCTGCCAAAATGGCCGCGGGTCCTCCGGTTCTGGTTGCTTCGTTATGAATTTGGCAAGGCCCGCCGGACTTCCGTATAGGTCACCGGACCGGCATAGCCATCCACCGGGGCGTTCACCACGGCCTGGATCTTTTTCACCCCGTTGCTCTGGGCCGCGTTGGTCGCGTAATTGATCACGCTCACCAAGGCGGCCATCAAAAAACCCGTGACCGCCGCGGGGTCGATATGGCTGGCCAAGGTAGGATCGTGCGCGGCCACCCGCGTCACCGCGGCGGCCACCAAGGCGGCAATCGCCGGCGTCAGCAGGCTGCCACCCTTCGAGACAAGGAATCGGAGGATGAAGGATTTCATTTGAGTAATTTCACGCGCTGCACCGCGCTTTCGATAGTCCACCGGAGCAGCGATTCGGTGGCGGAAATTCCTTGGTCCAGTGCCGCCCTCTTGAGCGAGAGCAGTGCTTGGTCACGCTTGGCCCCGCTCGGCAGGTCCGTCTTGTTCAGATTGCGAACCACGTCCACTGCAAGCGGCAACAAGGCCGTGGCCCCGGTGCGAAAAATATCGCGCAGCAGCGGAAGGTAGAAATTCCACAAGGACAACGAGATCCCTGCGAGTTTGGCGAAAAAAGCGTTCATAGTTTTCGACTAATCCTCCGCGGGTTGATCGGGTCCGGCAAGTTGCTTTTCGATGGTTTGCATGATTGGCAAGATGACTACCGCGGCATTGGCTCCGCCGGACCGGATGGCCGCATCGAGAGATTGCTGCACGATCTTGGCTTCCGCCTCGGTGAGCGTGACGGTCTTATTCATTGGGCTGCTCCTGCTGGCTGGCCAAGTAGGCTTGGGTCGCCGGAATCGCGGCGAGGACTGCGGCGAAAGCGGCGGCGAGTTCTGGGACTGCCTGCATGATTTCGGGCGTCAACGGCGCGGTCATCTTCTGGACGAGCGAGCCGTTGGCCAGTTCGCCGTCTGCGGTTGCGGGCAATAGCTCGACGCTGATGCTGCCGGAATCAGCGGTCGGCTGGATGGCGTTGAGGCTGTAAACGTGGAGCCTGTCGTAGACCTTGGCGGCTACGGCTGGCGTTTCGATGGGTGTTGGGTTGGTTAACATAAAGCGTTAGGCGATGAGGCCGAGTTCTTGGAGGCGGTCGATGATGTCGTTGATCGCGGTGCGGGCTTCGGTGTCCACCGTTCCGCCGCCAGCGGGGTCGGCTACGGTCGCAGGACGATCCACTGGCGTTGCACCGTAGAATCCAAGCAGCGAGGAAGTCGCGCTGCCGATCTTGATGCCGCGCAGAGTGCCGCCGCCGCTTCCTGCTTCAGCGTCCAAAATAAATTCGTTGCTGGCCCAGCGGAGATTAAGTCTTTCCCAGCTTGTCGTGCTTGTGTGGGTATTATAAATCCGCAGGCTGTGGCTATTTCCGGCATTCCGCATTGCCAGAACGAAATCTTCTTCAGTTCCAAACCGTGCGCCAATACCGCCGCCACTTCCGTTATAAAACGAAAGTCCTCCAGAATTTCCGGCTGTCCCAGAAAGATACCCAAACGTGCCGATTCCGATGGTGGCTGCTCCTGTGATACTTCCCGCGTAATTTATTAGCCCACCAAACACTCTTGGGGTTCCACTAATCCGCATTCTTGTGATGCCATCTGATTGCAACTCCAGATCCCTCGCCGCTCCAGTGCCGCCTTTTTCTGTGCCGATAAGAAACGCTCCGCCTGTCTGGCCGCGCAGGAAAAGACGCTCAAAGTTTGTCGCGGAGGTGGCAGGATTCCCGACACTCCATAGGCGAACGTCTAATGCGCCCCCAGTCCATGCGTCCAACGCTTGTCCTGTGCCAGCCTGAAGGCTGACATTGCTGCTTAACTGCAATGGGCCGTTTGTAAATAATCCTCCTGTGGTGTTCAGACTTGCCGCCGTGCAGTTACCCGTATAACCGACAGCAAACGCATTTGATCCACCAAACTGCACCCGAAATAGCGTCGAACTTGCCGCAGAGGCCGTCCACGGCGTCGAATTTGTGATGCCGATGGTGCAAAGGTGGAAGGCTTGGGCTGACGCATTCCACGTTTGGGATAAAGTTAAAGCAGGCGCGCTGGTCGTTACCGTGCCGTTGTTGGCGGTGAGCGTGGTGAATGATCCGGCTTGTCCAGAAACCATCATTTGCCCGTTGCCAGCCGGTGCGCCCACGGTGCGGACGGTGG